GGCACTTTGCAGGGCGACGGCAGCAGGGGCGAGACCTGGGCGAATGTCGTCACGGTACGACGGCTCTCTGAAGTAGACAATCTCATTGATGGTCCACGGTCCGTAGACTTTGCCCATCTGCGACTGCGTGAAGAGCGCACCGCTGTACGGGTCTTCGAGTGTGGCGGCGGTTGGCTCGAAGCCGACGACCATCGTCGTAGGATTGAGCACGACGAAGCCCGTCATCGTGCGACCTCGGGTGACTTTGTACCAGTAGGCGCCACCTGTGAGCAGCATTGACCGCTCCGTGGCACGGATAAGCTCACTCACCGATTGGCGCCATGGCCAGTCCACGGTCTCACCTCGGCGGGTCAGTGTGTAGGGCACCGTGCTGATTGCATCACATCGCAGGTTCACCGCGCGGTACAGCATCGGCACCACTTCGTAGGCATCGCTCGCAGTGGCGATGCGCCCACTACGGTTCAAACTTTGCAGCCATCCAGGAATATTGAGGCTCACTGTGTCCACCCCCAATCGAACTTTGGTCTACTCATCATCATCATTGCTCCTGACACGGCATCGACATAGTCGTCATGGCCACCACTCGGGAACGCCACGACCTCATCGAGGAATGCTTTGGCCCATTCACCACGCACGATGCGCACGGTGCCCGCCTCGGCTCTGGCCGCCCATGGCATGGCACGACTCACCTTGTCTTTGTCTACCTTGATTCCTTTGAACGTCACTCCAGATAATAGTGGGTCACGACGAAGGTCTTGGACCGCCGCCAGTCCATGCAGTGCTTCCTCGATGCCGTGCGTCGTGTCCGCCTCGGTGCGCATCGTCTGGACAATGATTTTCTTGACATCGGGCCACTCCGCTTTCACGTGGATGCCGTCGGCGATGTAGACGATGCCGTCATGCAGTGCCACTCGCACCGAGGCGGTGTAGTCGGCGCTCTGCCTCGTCGATGCGGCGAGGTCCCAATAGCGTGACCACTTCAGTCCAAGCGGTGCACTGTCCACCACGCTGAACCACTGGCGCTTGAAGAGTGCACCGCTGGGGTCGATGAATTCGCCATCGACCTCTTGGCGGTACATCTCGGATGTCATCGATTGCTTGAGCGTGTCGATGAAGTGCGCTGGGAGGAATTCGTTATCGGTGGACTTCGAGGTGATGACATCGTACTCAGCGCCACCCATGGTGAACAGGTCATACACCCAGTCTTTGCCTCGAGGCGTCGTGGTGACCCACGCTTTGCCAGGTGACTCGCGGAGCGTGGCAATACTCAGTGGCCACACATCGTCGCTCATCATCGCCGCCTCATCGAGCCACAGCCACCCCACGTTGGCGCCACGCAGACGGTCGGCGTTGTCGGCGCTGCGGAAGATAATGCGACGGTCGCCGAGGAGGCGAAGCTCAAGCTCTGATTTGTTCCATGACGTGGCGATGCCGGCTTGGGCAACGAGTTTCAATATTGTCTCCATGGCGCCGAGGCGAAGCATGGGGTACGTTGGGGCCACGATCATACCCGTGCTGCCTTCGGGTTGGCGGAGTGCCTCAATGGCGCCCGCCCTTGTCTTGCCACTGCCACGACCACCGACGAACAAGCGGAACCGTGCAGCGCTACTCCAGAATGTGCGCTGGGGTAACGTCTGTGAGCGGTGCTGGATTCTCAGGGAGTCCGAGGTCGATTTCGTAGGTGGTAGGCTGACTGGTCGAATTGACATTGTACGATTCCCTGTATGACGGGTCTTCGCGTTTAAGTAAGAACATGACCATGGTCGGGTTGTCGGTCGCCATTTTGTAGGCGAGGCTCTCAAGGTAGTCACGCCGTCGCGCGGTGCCAATGGCCGATGCCGCACGAAGTCGGTCGGCAAAGGTTGGGTCCTTGGCAATCTGTCGGTACACCATGGCGTTGCTTACACCGATTGCTTGGCAGGCATGATGCACGATGCCCAGTGTCTCCACGGCGTCGAGCAGTTCTTTGACTTTGATGTCAGTCAACGCCGCCACCGCTTCGTTCCTGACGATGACGTTGCGCTGACCGGCGTTCGGCTTAGCGGTCGATTTCGTCGTTTTTGTCACCGATTGCCTCCGAGGTAATCAAGCGAAGCAAGACATTGACGACGGCGAGCGCCGTTGCCAGCTGTGCGCCGTATGCTTGCATTTGTGGCCATGACGTCATCGAGGTGATGAGCACGACGGCGACGGTCAAGGTATTGATCCAGATGGTCTTTGATTCGTACCATGGTTTCATACTATCCTCCGATGTAACGTAGTGCCAGCGGCACGATGAATGCAATCGCCGTGATGACGTAGGCGTAGCCAGTGAGCTTGCGTTCCAACTCGGTGACCCGTGCATCGAGTTCCATGAAGCGCTTGTCGCCAGACTCTAGACGGCGAAGGACTTGGTCGACCTTTTCCTCGACCCGTGCGAGTTTAACCTCGAGTGATTCCATCATTGCATTCCTTGTGCTTCTGCGAATAATCTGCGGACGATGTTCATATCAATCAATCGCCCTGGACATGTTTTTGGACTTGGCACTTCACGGTGGCCAATCAACGTCAGGCGACTGACGCCAATACCTCGCCAGTTCATTAGTGCCAGCGTCGCACCTCGCACCATGTCGGCCATCGCTGGCGACCACGACTGTACATCGTAGTTGCCGACGACCTCGATGCCCCACGCCCACGAGTTCGCTGTCCCTGCGTGGATGCCTCGCTCGTTCAACGGGGTCATCTGCCAGATGCCGTCGTCGTCGGGGTTCTGTGCACCGACGGCGATGAAGAGATGTGGACCTCGGTCCCAGCCGAGGCGCTGGTAGTAGCGTTGCATCGAGCGCATCGTCATCGCACCACGCCACTGTCCCATCGTCGGCGCCCATGTGTGATGAAGCACCACACCATGCGCCCAAGGAGCGATGGCAGGATTATGCACGGCGAGGTGCGCGGTGAATTCGGCGACGGATTTCCACTGGCGAACGTCAGCGACAAATGACATAGTGCCTCCATGACTTTATTGTGGCCATGCTGTCAAGGGCTTTTTGTACACCCCTCACAACCCCATCGGATTCTGATTCGCATGATGCAGGATGCGACGCATACAAAGACACCCCCCTATACTTATCGTTAGAGAGATGTCTTTGTGTTTGCAATGTATATTGCAGTGAAGGTGATGGAATCTAACCATCTTCTGTCAAATCGCTTGACTGTTTTTCTCCTTAGGCCACCACACCTTGGCAGATGGGGGCGGAGTCGAACCGCCATTTCATGGCCCAATACCATGCGCCTTCCATTAAACTAGTCCTCCACTAGTGGAATGGCAAGAATCGAACTTGCGCATACACCCACGTCTGGGCTCGCTCTGCCACTGAGCTACATTCCAATGCGACAATTATATCACAATTCTAATTGCAAAGTCTATCACTTCACCTTGCGAATCAGTGCCACCAGATCATCGACATACGCATCGATGTCCGCATCGGGGTTCTGCTTTGGCCATGCGAGGAACGCCAACCGATACAGATAATTGATGTCTTTGATTTTCTGCCACACAAGGTCTGCGACTTGCGCTGGGGTAAGCAACGCATTGACCTGAGTTTGCATTGTGGCCATCTGTCCCTGCAGCGCTTTGATTGCGGACGTCGTGCCAGCGGCGTCGATTTCGGCGTTGACCGCTTTGGCGTAGGCTTTGTCTGCCATTGATTGCGCCGTGGCGATGCTTTGCTTCATCATCGCCAGCTGTGACGCATCGATGCTCACGACGGTAGCGTCTGGGCACTCGCTGTCATGCACGTAGCCGTCGATGGGGATAATCCACTGCTGCCAGTTCTTGTCCGTGGCCAACAAGACAAGGCGACGATTCACCACGGCAAGGTCGCCGTTGCCGTCTTGGAGGAAGTAGACTAACTGCGGCTTCTCGCTGGGTGCGGTGCGGTAGACCCTGACGCCCCATGGGCCATTGGCGATGAGGCGACCCGTGATGGTCTGGAAGACTGCTCCCGTCTTATCGACGATGTACTCCCAGCTGGCACTTGGATAGTTTGGGTAGACGGCGGGTGGACGTTGGTTGCTCATGGCGTTACTCCTCGACGATTGGCAGCGTAACTCCACGCTGCATCATATA